TACTATCATCTGGCCAAATTGATTGGCAGACTTTAAAAAACTTAAAAATTTATAAAAGTGGTAGAGAGCTAAATCTCCCCAGTGTGGTATTATATTTGTATATAACTGCTATACTGGGGTTTTTTTTGAATTGAGGTGATGACATGGCGAACTTAAAAGCAGTTACAAGAAAACTCCAAAAAGCTATATTATCCACCGGATTAATTATAAAAATTGAAACGTCACAATTTTACAGCAAAGAACAGGAAAGATTGATTACTCTTACCATAATCTCAACGCCTACACTTCATTTGACCAAAAGAAAAGAATGGAAAGATTGTGATTATGAAATATTACGAACTGCATCCCAGTATGATGCAGCGATGTGCCTGAAAGAGATATGGGAGGCGTGCCAAGAATGGAAATAGATAGAGGTGATTAGATGGACTTGACGCCTAAACAGAAAGCGTTTGCAGATGAATTTTTAAAATGTGGAAATGCCACAGAAGCGGCTAAGAGGGCCGGATACAGCGAGCAATCAGCAAGACAAATGGGAACTGAAAACCTGTCAAAACCGTCTATATCCTCATATATACAGGAGCGGCAAAAACAAATTGACGATGAACGCATAGCAGATATTGCAGAGATTCAGCGATTCTATTCATCCGTTTTAAGGGGCGAAGTAAAGGACCAGTTCGGCCTTGATGCTTCACTTGAAACAAGGATAGCAGCAGGGCGGGAACTTATGAAGCGTTTTGAAAAGGCAGAATCAAACAAGAATGATTCTTGTGGAATCACAATCATAAACAATATTCCAAGGCCGGAGAAACAGGATGGATAATAATCCTATTAGTCTGAAAGATATAATAGCTCCTGCCTTCTATGAAGCCTTTTGGGACATTCTGGACGAGAAACATACATATTACGATCTGTACGGCGGACGTGGGTCCACGAAGTCGTCTTTTGTGGGCGTAATGATTCCTTTCCTGATGATGCAGGACGCAGAGAACGGCATAATGTCAAATGCTGTTATTTTCCGTAAGGTTGGAAATACGCTTCGAGAATCCGTTTATGAACAGATAGCATGGGGAATTGACGCACTCGGAGTCAATGAACTATGGGACACCAGTGTAAGCCCTATGCAGTACACTTATAAGCCTACCGGACAGAAAATCATATTCAGAGGACTGGACAAGGCAAAAAAGACTAAATCTATTAAAGCAAGAAAGGGATATTTCAAGTATCTCTGGTTCGAGGAACTTGACGAATTTTCGGGCATTGAAGAAATTCGTACAGTGCAACAGTCAGTCCTTCGAGGTGGCAGTAAGTTTGTTGTATTTAAGACATTCAATCCGCCAATTAGCCGGAGCAACTGGGCGAATGTGTATGTAGAAGAACCACGAGACGATAGCTATAGGCACAAGAGTGATTATAGGTCAGTCCCTGTTGAGTGGCTAGGGCAGCAATTTCTTGATGATGCAGAGCATCTCAAAAAGACAAATCCAAGAGCCTATCAGCATGAATACCTTGGATTACCTGTCGGACTCGGTACAAATGTCTTTGAGCTGTTGGAAATCCGAACGATTCCAGACGAAGAAATTCAGAAGTATCAAAGCGTATATCAGGGACAAGACTGGGGATGGTATCCGGATCCCAAAGCGTTTATTCGTGTGGCTTATGTACCTAATCAGGAAAAAGTTTTTTTATTAGACGAGCTTGGAGGTTCCAAGATAAGAAACAAGGAAATGGCTAACCAGATAAAGAAAAAAGGATATGATGATTATTCAATATCTTGCGGAGTTGATGAAGAAGAAAGTATTATTGACTTCCGAGATGCAGGGCTTCCAGCACGTAGGGCCATTGTTACACCGGGAAGCCGCAAATATACTTTTGAGTGGTTACAGTGCCGAACATTAGTCATTGATCCGGCACGAACGCCTAGAGCATACAAGGAAATTATCAATTATGAACATGAAGTAGATAGCAATGGAGAAGTTATCGCAGATTATCCAGATGGTAACGATCACTGGATAGATTCTCTCAGGTATGCGACAAGTCCATTGTCGATGAGAAGAGGACATAGTGCATAATGGGACTTATAAAAAAACTAAAAAGGTGGTTTAATATGATATTCAAAAAACAAGCCGAAGAGGACTTCAACATTCAGGCAGCAGAATTTCCAGAGATGGAATCGCTGATTAACCGGTGCGCGAACATTTACAGAGGTGCGCCGGAATGGCTGGATGATAAGAATAATATCAAGACGATCAATTTTGCTAAATCTGTCTGCTCAGAAACAGCTCGGCTCGCAACGCTGGCGATCGGCATTCAGATAGATGGCTCTGAAAGGGCGGCATGGTTGCAGGAACAGATTGACAAGGTGTATTTCCAAATTCGCCACTGGGTAGAATACGGCTGTGCTTACGGAACAGTATTTATCAAGCCGAACGGTGAGAGCCTTGATGTATTTACTCCGGCAGATGTGATGATTGTGGATTACGATAATCAGGAAATCAAAGGGATTATATTTAAAGATTCGTATACAGTTGGACGGAAATACTACACAAGGCTCGAATATCACAGGTTTGTTGAGACTACAATAGATGGCGTGACGACCTATCCGTACTACGTTTCTAATAGAGCCTATGTGTCAAAATCCCCTCAGTCAATCGGCGATAAGATTGACCTTAAACAGACCAAATGGGCTGACCTTATGGCAGATACGCCGCCGATTCTCAAGGCAAATGGAGAGAAGCTGGACGGGCCTCTGTACGGAGTACTGCGGACGCCGCAAGCGAATAACGTGGATATTAATGCACCATTGGGATTGCCGATTTTTGCCGAAGCTATCGAGGAGTTAAAAGACCTCGACATTGCATACAGCCGTAATGCCGGAGAAATATTTGATTCTCAGAAAATTGTCCTGGCAGATGATAGACTGCTGATGCCAAACGGTACGCCTATGTCAGCCATGTCGCCACAGGGCATGGAGAGCAGGCGCAATGAGATGAGGTTACCGCACTTTGTTAAGAATGTATTCGGTCAGGACGCGAAAGAATTCTACCAAGAAATCAATCCGCAACTCAACACAGATACCCGTATAAGCGGCATAAATGCCCTTTTAAGCCAGTTGGGGTATAAGATTGGATTCTCCAATGGGTATTTTGTTTTCAATGAATCTAGCGGCATTCAGACAGCTACAGGAGTAGAAGCAGAACAGCAGAGGACAGTCCAGTTTATCAAAGACGTTCGAGACAAACTGGAATCCTGTCTGAACGAAGTAATCTACGCACTGAACGTTTACGCTGACCTGTACGGGCTTGCACCTGTCGGAGCTTACGAGGTCAATTATGATTTCGGGGACATCCTGTATGTACGTGAAAATGACCGTGCGAGATGGTGGCAGTATGTGACTACTGGCAAGGTTCCGGCATGGTTGTATTTTGTAAAATTTGAGGGAATGACTGAGGAAGAAGCGAAAGCAATGGTTGAAGAAGCCCAGCCAGACGAACCAACATTATTCGGAGAGGAGTAAGAAAGATGGCAGATAAACCAGTAACAAGGGAAGAAAAGTATCTTGCGTACTTGACAGGCGATTACACGGGCGAACTCCCAAAACCAATCACGAGAAAAGAGAAGTATTTATACGAATTATGTTTAAAAGGAATTGGCGGGGAGATTTCGCCGGAAGAAATCAAAAATGCAGTAAATGAGTACCTTGAAAAGAATCCAGTCAAGCCCGGAGCCACGACAGAACAGGCACAGCAGATTGAGCAGAACAAGACGGACATTGTTTTGCTAAAGAGCGATATATCCACCAAAATCACAAAGTTCTACGCAAGTTCACAAGGCGAAACTCATATTACTGATTCTGATAATGGCAAGATTCAAGATATGATGTTGTATGGAAAGAGCGAGCAGAACCAATACAAAGGGATAAATTTACTTCCTGCTGACATTAGTTATCTCGAAACAATAGAAGTTTTGATTCCAAAAGGAACACACATTTTTTGGGCTACAGACGGTACACCTGCTCTTGGCGGTGATTTCAGGTTCCGTAATGAAGATAGTACTCAAGAGACATGGTTCGGAGTTGATGCTGGCAAGACTGCAATGACAAGCACGATAAATATTGATGCTAAATATATAGATTTCCTTATTCCCAAAGACCAATCAGTTAAAATATGTTTAGGCATTGGAGATGATCCAGTATATGAACCCTACACAGGCGGTCAGCCATCTCCCTCTCCTGACTATCCACAGGAGATTAAGAGCGTGGTGAATCCAACGGTAAAGATATCAAGTGAAAATGAAACAGAATCTCAGACCGTTACCCTTCCATACACATTGAATGCAATTCCAGTTTCAAGTGGTGGTAACGTCACAATCGACGGAAAGCAGTATATTGCGGATTACGTGGATGTGGAGAGGGGAAAGTATGTTCAAATGATACAGACAGACAAAGTTCAAAGTAACATAACGTGGAACATCCAGAAGCAACAAAAAGGGTATTCGCTTGGGTATACAGGTTTATACAAAAATGGTATACCAACAAATAAACCCGGAATGGAGAAGACATGGAAAAGCAATGTAGGAGATTCGTCGGGTATATGGAGTAATGCTTTTTCGTTTGGACGAAGTACTGTATTCTGGATTGTCCCATACAAGAATGACGGAAATATTACATCGAACGATATTAATGCATGGCTTGTGGAGCATCCAATGGATATAATGTATCCACTTGTAGAGCCCATCGAAACCGACCTAACACCAGAAGAGAATGAAGCGTTTAAGGCACTTGTCACCAACTACCCAGTAACCAACATCAGCGTCACATCCGACCAGTTAGACGGATATACAGTATTTAACTATCCGATTAGTATGGCTAATGGATGGAACTATGTAAAACAGCAGTTAAACGACAACCGAGATTATATCTATGATATGGATTTACAATCAGCAGAAGCCTATGTCAACAGCGAATATGCAGTAGCACTTACAGAATTGGAGGTATGATTATGTTATATAGAACATTATTAAAACTTAAAAAAAGAAACGGACTGACAGACGATTTAAAGAATAAGATTGATATTTTCTTCGCAACGGGCAGGATTACAGAGGAACAGTACAATGAGCTGATGGATGTTAATAAGAAAGAAGAACCGAAAGCGGAAACTAATTAACTAAATGGGGCTTTAGTAAACCAGTAGAAATCAAAACATGTACCACAACATTTATCGAAAGAGGTGATATACTATGCTTAGCCCTGAATATTTACGCCGGATAACAGAGGGTAGCGAACAAATTGCTGAAGAACTGCATCAGCATATCATCTCTGAGATTGTGTCGCGGATGATGGCAAGAATCGGCAGAGGTGAGGATTATATCCTGACCAATGCTGATGCGTGGAGAATCAGAACGCTGCAGGAATCCGGTGAACTGCTAGAGGACATTCTGGCAGAACTATCAAAATACACCAAACGCGAACAACAGGAACTCCTTGAAGCGTTTGAAGATGCCGGGATTACTGCAATGAACTACGATGATAAGGTATACAAGGCGGCAGGATTAAGCCCTGTACCGCTCGAACAATCACCATCTATGATAAGACTCATGGAACGGAATATGCTTGCGACCATGGGTGAGTGGAAGAACTTCACACGAACCACCGCAAGTGCCGCTCAGAGGCTCTATATCGAGCAATGTGACCTTGCATATAATCATGTAATGTCTGGGGCAGTTGGATATACGCAAGCCATTAAAGAGGCGGTTAATAACGTTGTAAGCGATGGCGTTACTATCACATATCCATCTGGCAGAAAAGACACGATTGAAACAGCAGTTGCACGTTCTGTCAGAACTGGTGTGGCTCAGACTACGGGAGATATATCTCTCAAACGCATGGAAGAAATGGACTGGGATTTAGTTCTGGTCAGTGCACACATGGGAGCGAGAACGGGTGATGGTGGCGAGAATCCGGGGAATCACTCGTTTTGGCAAGGCAAGATATACTCTCGCTCTGGAAAGAGTAAGAAATTTCCACCGTTCTCATTGACTGGATACGGAACAGCGAGTGGACTGTCAGGAGTCAACTGTCGGCATAGCTTTGGGGCAAGTGATGGAGAATTTAATCCCTATGCAGAATTATCGGCACAGGATAGAGCTGACAAAGGTAAACAGTACGAAAAGGAACAGCGGCAACGTACTTACGAGCGAAGAATCCGCAAAACGAAGCGTGAAGTTCTCGGAATGCAAGCGGCGGTTAATAACTGCAAGGACGAACAGGCAAGATTTGCACTCCAACAAGACCTTGACCGGAAGTCTTATCTTTTACAGAAACAAAATGCTACATATAAGGATTACTGCAAGCGGAACGATTTGAGGGAACTGCAAGACCGACTCATGATAGCAAAGTGGAATCGTCAGAACGCCGCAAAAGCCAGAGGAGCAGCAAAACGATATAAGACAGCAAAGGGGATTGACTGATGGACAGATGGGAATATTACAATCCGAACCCTGCCGGGAATCGAGTCGGAGATTGCGTTGTCCGGGCAATATGCAAGGCAACCGGGCAGGACTGGGAAACGGTATTTACCGGATTAATGGTGCAGGCGTGTGCTCTGTCAGATATGCCAAGCGCAAATTACGTCTGGGGAGTGTACCTCTATAAACATGGATATAGACGCAAGCTGATAGAACAGTCAGAACGATATATCTATACAGTCAATGACTTCTGTGCAGACTATCCAACAGGCACATATATTCTCTGTATAGATGGTCATGTGGTGACGGTACAAGACGGCAAATATTTCGATACATGGGATTCCGGAAATGAGATCCCGGTATATTACTGGGAAAAGGAGAATAAATGAGCATATCAGAATTTATACAGATTTTCCTCTCTATCTGCGGAGGGGTGTCTATTGTCGGAGGGGCAGCGGCTGTAATCTTTAAATGGATTACTCCGGCGTTTCGACTTAATAAGCGAGTAGAGACACTGGAAGAACATGATAGACGAGATTACGAAAGCCTTCGGAGAATCGCAGAACGAGATTCATTAATTCTGGAAGTGTTATCGACCATGTTAGACAGTCAGATCAGCGGGAATAACGTTGAGGAATTAAAAAAAACAAAACAGAAGCTTACAAATTATCTTGCGCAGAATCAACGTTAGTATTAGTAAGGGGTATGCTCATGAAATTATATGTGTTCACGAAGAAAGATATAGACAGATTCTTGATAGAGTGTAATTTCACACCGGACGAAGAAAGACTGTTCCGGCTGAGATGCAAGGAATATACACTCGAATACTGCGCTGAGCAGATGAATGTGAGTATATCCACGGCGAAACGATTAAGCCGGAGGGTGAACAATAAAATAATTAAAGTGTGTTAAAAATATGGAGAGGATATTTCTACCCTCTCCTTTTCTTATTTCTCACAATCTTCCAAGACAGCTCGCTCTAACAGCTGTCTAACATAATCCGGACATTTGCTTTTTCCAGATTCCCAGTTTTCGAGCGTTCTAATTGGTATGTTGTACCTCCTTGAGAATTCTGCTCGGGATATCTTTAAGTGTTCACGCATTTCCGCGATGGACATGTTTCCTTTTAGTTCCAGATTATTGTTCTCGAATCCTTTCGTTTTATAAGATAGGAATCCTACTGCGGCTGGGAATATACGGGTATAGTTAGTTCTACCTTCATCGATCCATTCAATACTCACATACACTTTAGCACATATATATGGCCACTCGGGACTCAATATAGTGCCATCGGCATATATGAAAACATTGCATTCGTCAGCAATAGAATTATCATATATGATACGGTTGACTTCTTCCTTGAAAAATTTGGCGCGGCAATAAGCCACGATGTTGTCCATTTCATACCCGTCACATTCGGTGATAAAACATTTGATCTGCTTTCTTTTTATTTCCCAAAGATCAGTACTATATGTTTTTTCCATTTTAACCAAACTGTCGATAAACCCGCCAACAGGAAAGGGATTTAAGATTTTGTAAGCGACATCAAGCTCAGCGTCAGATTTTCCACAGCTTTTCTTGAAATCATACATTAATTCATCCATCATGGATTCAAATTCAGATTGATTATATTTATACATACATTTCGCCCTCTTTCTATCAATGCTCTTTGACATATTTATGTATACGCTCATATAAATTCATTTCATTTCGGTTCGCCATTAATTCGCTTAAATCGTTTGAATCATAATTTGTAGAATATACGGTATAACTGCGATTTTCGATAAACCATGAAGCTTCTTTGATGTTGCTAAGAATCTCCATATCTTTAGCTCTTTTTTCTGCGCGAGTAGGTCTGCCTTCAGCTTCGTATTTTCTAACGAGAGCAGATAAATAAGAAATCATGTTTTTTCTTATATCTTCAGCCCATGCAATCTGCTTTGGACTTCCGACGAGTTCAACTAATTTTTGTTCCATTGTTTTTGCTTCCTCCCATGCTTTCTTAAGACCGGAGGAAATTGTCATTGCAGATTTCTTAACCAGTTCCCATGCTCTTTTCATGATTTTTGATAAGTTGTATTTCTTCATTTCTGTTTCCTCCGTTCCTTTGATGATTATATAATACCACCAATTTGGTGGTATGTCAATACTTTTTCGATACTTTTTTGAACTTTTTAGATTGATGCATCTATGCAAAAATATAATCAGAAAGGTGGTGCATAAGATGGCGTTATATAACAATCCTTATCAATATAGTTTTGGCGTTCCGGGGCAAATGAATCAGTTTCAGCAACAGCCTGTCCAGATGCCAGCTCAACCAGTACAGCAACCCCAGCAGAATAGTAATGGTATCCTGTGGGTATCTGGCGAAGTAGGCGCAAAATCCTATCTGGTAGCACCCGGGACAAGTGTTTTACTGATGGATTCAGAGAGCGAAAAGTTCTACATAAAATCCACAGACGCTTCCGGTATGCCACAGCCATTACGGACGTTCAAGTATCACGAAATAGGCACTCAGATGCCACCTAAACAGCCTGTTCAGAACATGGATAATAAATATGTCACAAGACAGGAATATGATGATTTAAAGGGCAAATACGAAGCTATCATAAACCGATTAAATTCTTTTTCTAAACCTGTTAGGGCTAATACCGTGCAGGAATCAGCGGTCAAGGGAGGAAACGCAGATGAGTAATCCATTATTTAATGCCCTCGGTGGTGGGATGCCACAGGGAAACGGGCCAATGCAGATGATGCAGCAGTTTATGCAGTTTAGGCAGAATTTTAAGGGGGACCCGAAAGCAGAAGTTGAGAAGATGCTACAGTCTGGACGGATTTCTCAGCAGCAACTTAATCAGGTTCAGCAGATGGCAGGACAGTTTCAACACATGTTGAAAGGAATGAAATAGTACATTACAATCTGGCCAGATTGATGTAAATACACAAAAAGGAGATTATATTATGGATGGAAATTATAGCTTAGCAGATATTGCCGCTGCTACTGGAAACGGTAGAAATAATGACGGCATGTTTGGCGGAGATGGTAGCTGGTGGATTATTGTTTTATTCATTTTTGCTTTCTTTGGATGGGGAAACAACGGCTGGGGTAATAACGGCAATGGCGGTGGATATGCAGCCACAGCAGCTACTCAGGCAGACATTCAGAGAGGATTTGACAATTCCGCAGTAATCAGCAAACTTGACGGAATCAATAGTGGCCTGTGTGATGGATTCTATGCCATGAATAACGGTATGCTTACCGGTTTTAACGGAATCAATACAAACATCATGCAGACCGGCTTTGGAATCCAGCAGGCAATCAATGCTGATACTGTAGCAAACATGCAGAATACAAATGCTTTACAGGCTCAGCTTGCGAACTGTTGCTGCGAGACCCGGGAAGCTATCCAGGGCGTGAACTACAATATGGCACAGAACACCTGTGCATTGCAGAACACCATGAACAGTAACACAAGAGACATCATTGATAACCAGAATGCAGGAACAAGAGCCATTCTTGACTATCTTTGCAATGAAAAGATTTCTAGTCTGCAGGCTGAGAATAATGATCTCAGACGTGCTGCATCTCAGGATCGCCAGAGCGCACTTCTCACAACTGCAATGGCTTCTCAGACACAGCAGCTCATTAACGCAATCAATCCAGCACCGATTCCGGCATATCAGGTTCCTAACCCGAACACATATTACGGATGTGGATGCGGATGCAACACCGGATGCAATTGCTGATAACTTCATATCGAGAGTATCTTTCGATTGATTCGAATGTCGGCTTATGCCGTATTACACAGAGGGGCAGGCTGAGACCTGTCCTTTTGTGATACGAAAGGGGTAAAAATTATGGCAGAATTTACAAGTGTAGCTGCTCAGACTGTAGCAGCAAATGGAAACGTAGTATTTTCAAATACAGCAGTTAAGGGTTCTAACTGCATTCAGCACAGAGAGGGAAGCGGAATCATCACTCTAAGAGGACTGACTAACCAGTGTAAAGCGAGATTCTTCGTGGATTTTTCTGGTAATATCGCAATTCCAACAGGCGGTACTGTCGGAGCTATTTCTCTGGCAATTGCAATCTCTGGTGAGCCGGTTCTTTCTTCCCAGATGATTTCCACACCGGCAGCAGTAAATCAGTACAATAATGTGTCCTCTGGCATCTATATTGATGTACCTCGCGGATGTTGCGTTAATATCGCAGTAGAGAACACAAGCGACCAGGCAGTATCTGTTGCGAACGCAAATATTGTCGTGACTAGAGAAGCGTAGGAGGTGTGATTATGAGAGATATTAAAGACTTATGCGCAAGAATTGAAGACGAGCTGTCCAAAATCGCTGACAATGGACTGACCACCGGAAATCTGGAAATGACATACAAACTGATTGATATGTACAAAGACATAAAGAACACGCAGTACTGGGACAAGAAAGTGGAGTACTATAACACTGTCCTTGATGAGATGCGTGGCGGATACAATGACGATTACAGCGAACGCGGAAGAAAGCGCGACAGCATGGGGAGATACAGCGCAAATGACGGCAGAATGATGCCGGATTATGACCGAGGCAGTTCTTATGCCAGACGTGGTGAGCATTATGTTAGAGGACATTACAGCCGCTCTGACGGACGAGATGCTTATGACGACTATATGACACAGAAACAGAGCTATCGTTCCGGCAAGTCTGAAGACTGCAAAAGAAAGATGCTCGCCGCATTGGAAGAACATCTGGACGAACTTACAACAGAAATGAGTGATATGTCTAAGGATGCAGAGTGCCGGGAAGAACGTGATCTTGTCAAGAGATACGTAGAAAAACTCCGTGATATGCTCTAAAAACACAAAAGTGGTAGAGAGGTAGTTAAAAGAAATCTGTTATAATGTAATTGTGCAGCAGGAAGCACAAGTAAAACGGTTGTTTTTGACATTTTCGTTTTAATCCTCCTTCCTTTAATTTAGTAGCTGGTACGCACGCTTTAACGGAAAGTTGAACAGGTTCGAATCCTGTCGTGCGTATTTGCCATCTGGCACGCAAGATGGCTCACCTCCTTGATTAAGGTTTTTGTTATTCATACTTTTCTTTTAAAAAAGAAATAAATATCCGAAACAACTCGTGGCAGGCATGACACGTTAAACACCTTGCTAACCCGGGAATCCGGGTTATGTGGAATGTACGCTAGTGGAAAACTGACAGAGTCGCACTCTGGTCTCCGGTTCGATTCCGGGCGCTCCGCTTTAATTCGCTTAGAGTTAAGCTGTTTGTATACAGGTGGTCTATGTCTCAGGTGGATTTACGCTATAGCGAAAGAAGTGAAATTCACCCCAGTTTCTTTTTAGAGGGTTGGCCGTTATAGGCGGCATGGAATGTAGCTCAGTGGTAGATCGCACTGTAAATGTGAGGTCGCAGGTTCGATTCCTGCCTTTCCGATTACCTTGCCAGTGGTCTAACTGGCTTAATCCATTTACCTGCGGCGGCAGGTCAATAAACACGACCAGGAGGATGTTATGCAGAAACTTATTGACACTTTAAAATCATTTGGAATTGAAATCCCGGAGGATAAACAGGCAGATGTAAAGAAAGCACTCTCTGAGAATTACAAGAATGCAAAGGAAGTTGCAAAAACTCTGTCAAAAGTCGAGGGAGAACGTGATGACTGGAAAGTACGTGCTGAGACAGCAGAAGAAACCTTAAAAAGTTTTGACGGTATCGACCCGGCAAATATTAAAAGCGAGTTAGAGACTTGGAAACAGAAAGCGGCAGATGCAGAGAAAGAATTCAATGCAAAAATCTACGACCGTGATTTCTCGGATGCTCTGAAAGCGGCACTCGATGACGTTAAGTTTTCCAGCGAAGCGGCAAAGAAATCAGTCATGGCAGACATCAAAGAAGCAGGATTAAAGCTGAAAGACGGTAAAATCCTTGGCCTGAACGATCTGATCGAGCAGATGAAGCAGTCTGACGCATCTGCTTTTGTGGATGAATCTCAGCAGCAGGCTCAGCAGAATCAGGCAAGATTTACAACTCATGTTGGACAGCAGCAGACACCGGGAAGCATGACCAAGAAAGATATCGAAGCGATCAAAGACCCGTCCGAGAGACAGGCTGCAATCGCTCAGAATATCCAGTTATTCCAGTGATTTTTACACCGACTATACGCCAGAGTATAGCCGCTAACCCAATACCTTAATAATTATGGGTAGAAAGGATTTTTTATGCCAGCAAAAACAAATCTTATTATGACTAATGATATCCAGGTCACAGCACGTGAGATTGACTTTGTAACCAGATTCGAGAGAAACTGGCAGCACTTACGTGATATTCTGGGTATCATGAGACCTATCAAAAAGCAGCCGGGTGCTGTACTCAAGTCCAAATACGCAGAGGGTACTTTACAGAGCGGAAAAGTTGGTGAGGGCGAGGAAATCCCTTACAGCAAATTCGTTGTAAAAGAAAAACCCTATGCGGAAATGACTATCGAGAAGTACGCAAAGGCTGTATCTATCGAAGCGATTAAGGATCACGGTTACGAGAACGCTGTTCAGATGACCGATGATGAATTCCTTTTCCAGCTTCAGACTGATGTTACCGGAAGATTCTATGACTATCTGAAAACCGGTACACTTACTTCCACAGAAACTACATTCCAGATGGCTCTGGCAATGGCTAAGGGTCGTGTTGAGAACAAATTCAAGCAGATGCACAGAAATGTGACTGGCGTCGCTGGATTTGTCAACATTCTGGACGTATATGAATACCTCGGAGCAGCTGAAATTACTATTCAGAACCAGTTCGGATTTCAGTACATGAAAGACTTTATGGGATTCAACACAATCTTTTTACTGTCTGACAGCGAAATCCCGAGAGGACAGGTTATTGCAACACCTGTCGAGAACATCGTTCTGTATTATGTTGACCCGAACGAATCTGACTTCGCAAGAGCAGGGCTTGTATACACCGTATCTGGCGAGACAAACCTGATCGGATTCCACACTCAGGGCAACTACCACACAGCAGTTTCCGAAGCGTTCGCAGTTATGGGACTGACTCTTTTTGCGGAGTACATTGATGCAATCGCAGTAATTGCCATTGATGAGACACCAACGCTTGGCACTCTGACAGTAACATCTGCGGCAGGAACAGCAACTGGTGATACAAAAATCACTGTAAACCCGGCTAAAGAAAACGCTAACAATGTGTACAAGTACAAAGTTGGTGCATCTGAAACAGCTGTAACTTATGGCCAGAATCTCAGAAACTGGACTACATGGGACGGAAAAGCCGACATTAAGGCAGCAACCGGGCAGAAGATTACAGTGGTTGAGTGTGACGGAACATACAAGGCACTGAATGCCGGAAGTGCAAGCGTAACAGCGAAATCATAAACGTAGGGGGTGACTGGCATGGCTTATGCAGATTATAAATTCTATACAGAATCATTCGGCAATGTCGTGCCAGAAACCGACTTTCCACGACTGGCAAAAAGAGCCAGTGATTTTGTGGACACAATGACGTTTGACAGGTTGGTGGACGGACTGCCGGAAAATGAACGCTCACAGAAACGTATTAAAAAGGCGGTCTGTTCATTAGCTGAATTAATGTATCAGATTGAACTTGCTGAAAAGAATGCTATTAATCAGGCGTCAGCAAATGTGACCGACACAAATACCGGTGGCAAGTCAACAGGCATTGTAACATCTGTATCTTCTGGCAGTGAATCTATTTCTTATGTCACACCTCAGCAGATCGGGGCGAGTGCAAAAGAATGGAGTGCGGTATATGCCGCCGCCGGAGATGCGCAGAAAACGAACGACTTACTCTTAAAGACGGCTTTGCCGCTTCTGATGGGAGTAAGGACGGATGATGGCATACCGATATTGTATGCGGGAGTGTGAGTATGAAATATGTACGAATAAAACCGACTATAATTGAAGCTATTCAGTGTTTTGCCACTCCTAAAGGTATAGCTCAAATTGAAAAATTTGTTGGCAATTCGGTAAAAATTAATAACAAATTTAACCCACCTAACATTGAGATTTCCGCATATCCTGCTCCATTTAGAGATGGCGAAATGGCTGATTCGGTACTCGTAGAGCCTGGGGATTACGTCTTGTGTGATGAAGAAGGATATTTCGATACAATGACAAAGGATGAGTTTGAAGAAGAATTTAAGGAGGTATCTGAATAATGGACATTTCAACATTAGGCTCATGTATCACAATCGTTATGATTTGCTACATCGTAGGAATGGGCTGTAAAGCATCAAAAAGAATCTCTGATGAATGGATTCCAGTAATCATGGCGGTTATTGGCGGAATTCTCGGAGCTGTCGGAATGGGAGTTATCCCGGATTTCCCGGCATCGGACTATATCACGGCGGTTGCAGTCGGTATGTTTAACGGATTGTCGGCTACTGGTGTGAATCAGGTTATTAAGCAGACAGTGCAGAAAGAATAATTAAGGAGAGGGTATCATGTATAGCAAAACTGTGACGATTTTTGATTATTATGAATCAGCCACGACAGGAGATGCATACTGGTATCCTCATGTTTTATCCGGTGTTGACCTCATTACGGACAAGGGGGCAATTCTTAAAAAGTACGGACCAGACGCAACTGACAACGCACAGTTACACATTCGTTATACTGTTCAGAATGGCGATATAACCATTACTGACAAGAATGGTAAGATTCTCCCATGGGTGCCAGTTAAAGAGTGGAAAAGGCAGATTAACAACGCTCTGGAAGACACTATTACATTCTCAGATGAATCATTCTTCTGGGAGGGTGAGTGGACTGGCAGAACGGTATCTGATGGTGATTATCGGAATGGATTCTACCAGTACATGAATGAGAACAAGGATAACGTGTTTAAGATTACCAGTGTTGGCGGTCCGTATACGCTGATTCCACATTTTGAGATTCTGGGTAAGTAATATGAGTAAGATTCATCATTTCAAAGGATTCTCCATAGTCGATGGAGATATGAAAATCAAGCTGAATATGGACAGGTTTTCCAGACAGTATCAAGAAGCCCAGTATCTCCTTGACGGAATGGTTATGGACAGCATGGTTCCATTTATGCCAATGATTACCGGAAATTTTATCAATCGGACAAGAGTTGAGAGTACATCCTTGCAAGGAACTGGGAAAGTATGCGCGGCGGCGGCTCCTTATGGGCGTTTTCTGTACGAAGGAAGAGGAATGGTCGACGAAGCAACCGGAAGTCCCTACGCAAGACGTGGAGCAAAGAAAGTCCTTGTCAGTCAGTTTTCTGGTCAGACAGCCGCAAAGGAAAATCTTGAATACGCCAAACAGGCTCACCCACGGGCACAGGCTGAATGGTTCGATGCCGCTAAACGACAATACGGCAGTACATGGATTCGTAAAGTAAAAGCACAGGCAGGAGGTGGCAGACATGGCAGATAAGCCTATTGGTAAAGATGCAACCGGATACGAGATTCTGACAGATGCCATGAAAGCACTTCTGAACCAGTATCCGGGGCTGTACGAAAATGAAACAATCAAATTTGAGGAACTCGGCAAAGAATCGGGAATTGCGTTCTCAGCGGATAATGGAGCTTTGGTTTATAAGGAAAAAGAAGATGTCTGCGGCACAATGCATCAGGTATGCCAGTATCCATTTTATGTGGTATACCGAACAGCATCCGACAAGGAAAGACAGAAATTATCTGTTCAGAAGTTCCTTGACAATCTCGGTAAATGGATATGTCGAGAACCAGTTGCCATAAATGGCGTTGAGACACGTTTGAATGCGTTTCCAGAGCTTTCACAGGGACGAACGATAAAACGCATCATGCGCGACAACTCATATGGTTTAGAACCACAGGAGAGCGGCGTACAGGATTGGTTATTGCCATTGTCAGTACGCTATGAAAATACTTATGAAGTAATATAACAAGTAACAACCGGCTATCAATTAGAGATAGTCACTAACCTACGCAGCCTTTTAAAAGTTATAGGCAGAAAGGACATTTCTATGGCAGTTACAGGCAAAATTGACCGTAAATATATGGCTCATTACATTGATGCAGGTTCCCTCTGTGGAGGACTAACACCGAAATATGAGCGTCTTGGAAAGGATTTGGAAGAGTACAATGTAGAACTCAATCCAGATACTGAAACATCTAAAAACATTCTTGGAGAATCCACATTCAAACACAATGGCTATGAAGTTTCTTCTGACGCTGATCCATTCTATGCAGACACTACTTCTGATCTGTTCACAGCATTACAGAAGATTGTAGATGGACGCCTCAAAGACGACAACCTCAAAACAAAAGCAGTTGAGGTTCATCTCTGGACAGAAGCTACGGCAGGTAAGTATGAAGCGTATCAGCAGGATTGCTACGTTGTGCCGACCTCCTATGGCGGTGATACATCCGGATATCAGATTCCATTTACCGTCAATTATACCGGCGAACGTGTAAAAGGAAAGTTTGATATCAGTTCCGGTACATTCACAGCTGACAGCGAATAATTTTTAGGAGGGTATAGAAAATGGCAAAAACAATTAATACAAACATTGATGATGGATTTCTTCTTTTTACATTCACGAACAAACAGGGAGAAGTGTTTTCTTCGTTTAAATTGAATCCTACTGACATTAACGTTGCGGCAAGAGCGGAAGAATTGGAAACTTTCTTTGAACAGGCTCAGGAATCTGTTAAAAATGTTTCTTCCAGCAAAGAAATGGCAGAGATCAATAAACAGATTGAGGACAAAATCAATTATATGCTCGGATACGAAGCATCTAAGGATTTATTTAAAGAACCAATTACCGCAACAACTGTTTTTGGAAATGGTCAGGTGTTCGCCTATATTGTTCTGGACAAAATCAATGAAGCACTTACACCGGAAATTGAAAAAAGAAAGAAAAAAATGCAGGAAGTGGTCAATAGGTACACGGAGAAGTATACAAAATGACCGCCTATGAACTTCCCACCTCACTAAAAATCGGTGAGGTGGATTTTTCTATCAGGACGGATTTCCGAGTAATTATCGATATTCTGGTCGCCATGAACGACCCGGAATTAGACGAGCAGGCAAAAGCAGTTGTTATGTTGCAGATTCTGTTCGAGGATTGGCAGAGTATACCGCTGGAACACTTATCTGAAGCCTGTCAGAAAGCGTGTGAGTTTATTGACTGCGGACAGACTGATGACATTCCGAACAAACCAAAGCCCCGTTTAATGGACTGGGAGCAAGATGGAGACATGATCGTGCCGGCTGTAAACAAGGTTGCTGGTAAAGAAATCAGAGCCGTACCGTATATGCACTGGTGGACGTTCTTCGGATACTTCATGGAATCCGGCGAGTGCCTGTTCAATACAGTTGTTGGAATCCGCTCTAAAAAGGCGAAGGGTGAAAAGCTCGATAAATGGGAAAAGAAATTCTATCAGGAAAATAAGAATATTATTGACATAAAAACACGTCTCAGCGACGAGGAGCAAGCTTATAAAGATAAGCTGAATGAGATGTTGAACCTCAAATAGTTAGGAGGTGGACACATGGCTGCTGATGGCTCAGTCATTATTGATACCAGAATGGACACATCAGGTGTACAAAACGGCGTATCAGCAATCAGGCAGTCTTTTAACGGACTTGGCAGCGTAGTAAAAAAAATAGGCATACTGATTGGCGGAGCATTCGCAATTAGGAAACTGGCTCAGTTTGGGAAAGAGTGCGTAGAACTTGGTTCTAATCTGGCAGAAGTACAGAACGTGGTTGATGTTACATTTACCACAATGTCGGATAAGGTCAATGAATTTGCAAAGAATGCCATGACCTCGGCCGGATTATCTGAAACAATGGCGAAACAGTATGTCGGAACGTTCGGAGCAATGTCTAAGTCGTTCGGATTCTCAGAAGCGCAGGCTTACGACATGTCAACGGCTCTGACACAGTTAACTGGCGATGTGGCATCATTTTATAATATCAGTCAGGACTTAGCCTATATCAAACTGAAATCAGTGTTTACAGGTGAAACGGAAACACTCAAGGACCTCGGTGTGGTAATGACCCAGTCGGCGCTTGACCAGTTCGCGCTGGCAAATGGCTATGGTAAAACCACATCCGCCATGACTGAACAGGAGAAAGTGGCTCTCCGCTTGGCTTTTGTACAGAAACAGTTGTCTGCCGCATCTGGAGACTTCATCCGTACTTCAGACAGCTGGGCGAACCAGGTAAGAGTAATGCAGTTACAGCTGCAATCTCTCAAGGCGACAGTTGGACAGGGATTAATCAATCTCTTCACTCCTGTTCTGAAAGTTATTAATATCTTGCTCGGTAAGTTAGCAACTCTGGCAAATGCCTTCAAGTCATTTACGGAGTTAATCACCGGAAAGAAATCATCTGGCCAGACAGGCGCGAGTGGCGCAGGTCTTGCCGGGACAGATGCAATGGCTGATACGGCAGACCAATATGGAAATGCTGCCGACAATGCCGAAAAGCTGGCAGATGCAACAAATGATACAGCGGACGCAACCAAGAAAGCTACTAAGGCGGCAAAAGGATATCTTAGTCCTCTCGACGAAATAAATAATTACTCAACAGATAAAAGTACGGATTCATCATCAAAAGTACCGGGCACAACCGGCGGACTTGCAGATCAGATGAAAGATGCTGTACAAAATGTTGATTACGGAAAAGTGGCAGAGGGTGAGACAGTTCTTGATAAAATGTCAAAACCGCTAAAAAAGATAATCGACAGATTTAAACAGTTGGCTAAGTTAATCGCAAAAGGATTCTGGGATGGATTAGGAGATTACGAACCAATTCTTGACGGAATAAAAAAGGATCTCGATTCCATATGGAAATCTTTAAAGGATATCTTTACTGATTCAGAAGTTACTAAAGCAGCAAATAATTTTCTTGATTCATTTGCATATGCAATTGGACAAGTTGCCGGTTCATTTGCCAGAATTGGATTGACAATTGCACAAAACATTATAGGCGGAATTGAAAAGTTTTTAAAGCAGAACACACAAAGAATAAAGAAATATCTGATAGATATGTTCAACATCGGTGCTGAAATTTCACAAATCGCAGGAAATCTTGCAGTTGCTTTCGCAGATGTTTTCTCAGTTTTTGGTGGAGAAACCGCGCAGCAGATCACAGCAGATTTAATTGGGATTTTTGCTGAAATTGGAATGACCGTCACGGAAACGGCTGCAAAACTTGGCAGAGATATCCTTAACATGATTGCACAGCCTTTTATCGACAACAAGGACATTTTAAAGTCAGCAATCGAGGGTAGCCTCGGAGTAATAGAAACCGTAACAAGTGGGGTCTTAACAGTTGTTCAAAACCTTAGTGACGCAATATCGAGGTTATACGATGAACATGTAAAACCGTTCTTTGATTCTATAGCAGATGGATTATCAAGTATACTTGAAACTCTAATAACTGGATATAACACATACATTCTTCCGGTGTTACAAGGACTAGCAGAGCAAATTAAAGGGTTGTTAGAGGGACCATTAGGGGACGCGATTTTAAAGATAGAAACATTCCTCGGGAAACTCATTGATTCTCTGAAGCTTCTGTGGGAATCGGTATTAGTACCTTTAATCAACTGGATAATCGCAAATTTGCTTCCGGTTGTGGCAAAGATAATTGACGTTGTAGGCACTGTGGCAATCAAAGTCATAAAATCATTAATTAAAATTATTGGTGATGTAGCAGACACTCTGAGCGGAATCATTGATTTTCTTGTCGGCGTTTTCACAGGAGACTGGGAACTGGCTTGGCAGGGAATAAAAGAGATTGCGAATGGGGTATGGAGTCTTATCAAGGATATTATAACTGGTGCATGGGACGTAATTAAAACCGCGACGAAAGGCGCACTTAAAATAATAAAAACCGTCATTAGTACTGCCTGGAACGCAATCAAGACAGCGACTTCAACAGTCTGGAATGCCATTAAAAAAACGCTTTCTAATTTATGGAGTGCTCTTAAAGCCACCGCGAATACAGTATTTAACGCAATCAAAAATAAAGTTACAGGTGTGTGGGATAGTGTAAAAAACAAAACATCCCAAGTATGGGAAAGCGTAACTACATTTGTTTCCGATAAAGTAGAAGCAATAAAAAATGCTATCACTAATAAGTTTAATGCCGCCAGAGATGCAGTCAAATCTGCATTTGAAGGTATCGTGAATTTCATCAAAGCTCCGATTAATCAGGCAATCAGCATTGTTAATAATGCAGTTGGGATGATTAATAATGCAATTGGTGGAATTGAATCTGCATTTTCCTTTGGGCCTTGGACTGTTCCAACACCGTTTGGCTCAAAGACTATTGGATTTCATGCAACATTTCCACGTATCGGAACTATCCCATATCTGGCCAGTGGTGCAGTTATTCCACCAAGGTCAGAATTCCTTGCGGTATTAGGCGATCAGAAGAAAGGCAATAACCTGGAAGCACCGGAAAGCCTGTTGCGTCAGATCGTCCGGGAAGAATCAGGAAAAGGACAGGGAGACGGAAATACCTACAATGTTACAGTTAATGCATCTGGCAGAAAACTGTTAGATATTATTATTAGTGAAGCTGAAATGAGAAGAAACCGGAACGGGAAGAACCCATTTGAGTTAGCATAAGGAGAAGAATATGCCGCAGGAACAATTTAAAATAGACAACGTTGTTATAAGAGCACCGGATAGTTACAAACCGGTGTTCGCAACCACTTCTACGGAAGACTCTAAAAGAAGTCAGGATTTGATTATGCACAATACACCAATGGGAACAATTGGCGGGTATGACATGCAATGGGGCGAGCTTACATGGGCTGAAATAGCAACCATACTAAATACTGTACTTAACAAAAGTCAATTCACATTCCACCATAAAGACCCAACTGTTCCGGGAAGATGGATAGACAGAACATTCTACGCATCAAATTTCAACATGGCTGCGCAAACTCTGAAAGATGGGGAAGAAAAGTGGACAGATTTGTCTATCAATGTAAGGAGGATTGAGCCGATTTGATAAATGTATCTACTCAGTTAAAGAAAGAATCACTTACAAACAGAAATTATTACGTGACAGCAAATGTTACATTGTCAAATGGCACAACTCTTAAGCTAGGCAAAAAAGACTTTTATCTGTCTGGAAATAATCTTGTAGATTCAGCAGACTCCGGGGACTTTCCGGTGGGTGTGGCAATCGCAAAAACGGCAAGCTTATCATTAGTAAACGATGATGGGCGTTTTGACGGATATAATTTTAACGCTGCAAGGTTTGTTATCTTTCTCAATGTGCAGTTATCCGACAGGATAGAAACCATAAAGAGAGGTACTTACATTGTATCGAAAAAGCCCGCAACAGCAAGCGAAATAAGTCTTTCTCTCTTAGATAAAATGCATAACGCTGATAAGGCATATGATTCTAATCTGTCTTTTCCTTGTACGGTCAAGGAACTGCTCTCGGAATGCTGTCAGCAATGTGGAATCACTCTTGGAGATGCAGTGTTTCCAAATGCGGATTTTCAGATTCAGAAAGCGCCATCTAATGCGACATACCGTACAATAATCGGAATGTGTGCCGGGATAGCCGGTGGAAATGCAAGAATCGACGAAAATGACTTACTCAGGATTATTACGTTTGATAAGACATTTACCAATACGACTATTTACGATGGTGGAGCAGTAAAGAACTGGACAAATGGTGATGATCTGGATGGCGGCACGCTTAATCCATGGACAATGGGGACTGTGATTGATGGTGGTACGTTAAGCAATAACGATTATCACGCGTTATTTTCAATTCAGAATCTACAATATGACGTAGACGATGTTATTGTAACAGGTGTCAAATATGTAGAAGATGAGACCGAATATATGTCAGGCCAGGACGGCTATGTGATTACTATTGACAATCAGCTATTGTCGGGCAATGCACAGGCAGGAGTCGAAGCTATTGGAAATCAATTAATCGGTTTGCGAATGCGTCCTTTCTCATGTGACGGAATCGCCAACGGATACGCCACTTTCGGCGATCCGGTCGAATTTATTGATACAAAGAATCGTGTCTTTAGATCGTTTGTGACAGATATAGAGTTCGTGTTCGGTGGCTCAACATCATGGAGCTGTAGCGCAAAGAGTGCCGAAGAAGATGCAAGCGAGTTTATTGGCGAACAGCAAGCAGTGGTAGAGCAAGCAAAAAAAGACACAGAGAAAAAGCTATCTGCGTATGACATAAAGCTCAAACAAATGAATGAGCTTGCAGCAAACACGCTGGGCTTCTTCTATACAGAAGAAATGCAAGAAGATGGTTCCGTAATTACATACCGGCATGATAAACCTACGCTTGCTGATTCTAAAGTAATTTATAAGACAAGTGCTGATGGATTCTTCTTGTCAGTAGACGGCGGTCAGACATGGAAAGTCGGCTTTGATAGTAATGGAGATGCCGTTCTGAATATTCTCTATGCCATCGGTATTCAATCAGAATGGATTAACACGAGAGGTTTTACAGCAAAAGACAATAATGGGAATACGACATTAAGAATAGATGCCGACACAGGCGCTGTCACATTAGAGGTTGAAAACTTTACACTGAAAAGTAGAACTATTGAACAGATCGCCAAGGACGTTGTGGATGGGTCAGTTCGTAATGTGACTATCCCGAACTATTATGGCACGTATACACCAACATTGCAGAATTATCCGGCATCTGAGTGGAAAAGTGAAGAATATGAAAAGCATGACGGCTCGATATTCATGAACTTCTCTACAAGCCAGGTATATATGTTTTCTGGGACTGATGGTGCTTGGCGGGAACTGGATGCTGAAAAAATTGTCAATTTTGAAAGAGTTTTTAACGCTTTAACGGATAACGGTAAGCAAGAGGGAATTTATATGCAGAACGGACATCTGTATATAAATGCTTCCTATATTAAGTCTGGCCAGATTTCAGCCGATTTGATTAGCTTGAAAAACATTAATGTTACAAACAGTTCTGGAATATCAACATTTGCGATTGATAACTACGGAAATGTTACGCTCAGACCTAACACATTCACGTTAACAAACGGTGATACAATATATAGCGTTGCTGAAGATAAAGCTTCGACAGCGTTATTGAATGCGAATCGCTATACAGACAATGCACTTAGTGATCTCGACATAGGGAAAATGTCTAAACAAGAGATTATTGATGTGTTAAGCGATAACAGCAATAATAAAGGTCTGTATCTATCAAATGGCAATGTGTACATGAACGCCGATTATATTAACACAGGTGAATTAGCAGGATGGAAAGTTGGAATTAAAAAGCTTTCAGCAAGTGGCACGTATGGAGAAGTAACGCTAGATGCTTCAACTGGAGAGATCTATTCAGAGACGAATACAGGAGTATATGTGCCGGGGTACGGGACGTTGTATGGAACACGAATTAGAGGAATCAATCTTTATACAGGAACTGTACACGCAAGTTCGGTCTCGGTTAATACCAGTGTTTCTGCTGGCAGTGTTTCTGCTGGCAGTGTTTCGACATCAAAAGAAGTTGAAGCAGGTACGCACGTAAAAGCCAGTGGTCATTTCTACAGTGCAGGTACGGGGACAGACCTTGCAGATGCTTCTATCAGAGGAAATCTGAAAGTAAGCGGGACAAAATCAAGATCAGTTTCGACGGTAGACTATGATGAACAGCTCTTTTACTGCTATGAAATGCCAACCCCATTCTTTGGAGATATCGGTGAATCTGTAATATCGGATGACGGGACTTGCATGATTGACATAGATGATATCTTTCAAGAGTCTGCAAATGTCGGCATTAAATATTATGTGTTCTTGCAGAGAGAAGGAGAGGGCGACTGCTGGATAGCTGAGAAAGAGCAGAATTATTTTGTTGTAAAAGGAACTCCGGGACTTAGATTTTCGTTCGAAATCAAAGCAAGACAAGCTGAATATGAGCATATGCGATTTACTGACCCGGGAGATACGGCTTATACAGACGCAAGAGATATAGAAATCCCAGAACCAAATTATGAGTCAGAAGAAACAGAGGTCTCGGAACCAGATTATGAATCAGAGCTTATTAACGACAGATTAAGTATTATCAATCAGATGGAGGCAATATCATGAAGAAGATTTTAACAAGTTTTATGAATCTTAGCACTGGAGAAGGAAGTCGCATTGCTTACACTTATTCGGAAGTAGACGAAAACACAGGAAGTATCATCAGCCAGAACAATAAGGGCAATTTCCTTGTAATGGATGACAATGTGCAAAAAAATCTTGATTCCGTAAAGGATTACATAAAAAATAATTTCCTTTCATAAAGAGGTAAGTCTAATATGGCCGATACATATACAATACAATTCCGGCGCGGTATGTACGCCGATTTTGATACATCGAAAATTCGCCCCGGAGAGCCCGTTGCGATTCTTGGCAATGACCCGTCCGTTCCATCTGGTAAAGCCTTATACATTGCATTTGCGGCTAATGATGTAAGGCGGTTGTGTTCCATTGAGGACATTTCAGAGATGGTCAATGCTGGACATTTTGTTGGTCCACAGGGTCCAAAAGGCGACAAAGGAGATAAAGGTGCAGATGGCACCGTAACATTTGAATCGTTGACTCCTGAGCAGAAAGAATCACTAAGGGGCACCTCTATCACAGCAGTCAGTATTGACACAGATGGAAATTTGACAATAACATTTTCAGATGGTGATAGTGAAAATGTTGGGAATATTATGGGACCTCAAGGAGTGCGAGGCCCAAAAGGTGAAAAAGGAGGCGTTGGTCCGCAGGGACCAGTTGGTCCGCAAGGCCCGCGAGGAGAAAAGGGCGAACAAGGAAATGACGGAACATCTCTTAATGTCCTTGGTACAAAAGAATCTGAGGCAGACCTCCCCCTGAGTGCAGAGAAGAACGATGCATATTTAATAGACGGAGAAATGTGGGTTTTTGACGGCACGAACTGGAACAATGCTGGCAAGATTCAAGGCCCACAGGGACCAGTTGGTCCGCAAGGCCCAAAGGGCGACCCAGGGCCGCAGGGTGTAAAAGGAGACCCTGGAGAAAAAGGAGAGCAGGGAATACAGGGTCTAAAAGGCGATACTGGGCCACAAGGCGAACAAGGCTCGGTTGGTCCAAAAGGTGAGCAAGGAGATACTGGTGCGCGAGGAACCACATTCACTCCTGTTGTAGACAGCGAAGGAAACATAAGTTGGAGTAATGACGGAGGACTTGAAAACCCTCAGACAGTAAATGTTACCGGTCCGCAAGGCGATACGGGCGCAAAAGGAGATACTGGACCGCAAGGAGAAAAGGGCACTACATTCGTTCCAAGTGTAGACACTGATGGAAACATAAGCTGGAGCAATACAGATGGAATCGCCAATCCCGAAACAGTAAATATCAAAGGGCCAAAAGGAGACAAGGGGAGCGATGCGACTGTCCCGATTGCTACAATCGAAACTCTTGGTAAGGTTAAGCCTGACGGCAAGACAACATTCATAGATGAAGACGGAACACTCCACGCAAAAGGCGGTGGCACAACCGTTACTCCCAAGCCCGTAAACAACCCAACAATTGAGAATTTAAACGCATCTGTCACAATTAAATGGCAAGACCCTGAAAACACGGTAATCAGTGGCTCAACATTTTCTACATGGGCTGGCACAAAACTTGTAATGAAAGAAACAGGCTATCCCGCAAATCCAGATGACGGAACGCTTGTGGTTGATAACACAGTTCGTGATAAATACAAAACCACAGGTTATACAGTTACAGGGCTGACAAACGGCAAGCAATATTACTTTGCGCTGTTTCCATATTCTACCGATGGCGTATATAACTACGATGCAGGTAACAGACTTCTCGGCGAACCAAAAGAGGATTTGAAGATTGTCACATTTGCCGACGGAACAGACACAGAGATTGAAAATATGATTGAAGCGCACTACGCAGGCAAAATTAACATTAGCGACTATTGGGCGGTCGGCGACAAGAGAACCATCCATCACAATGCCATGGATGCAACTGGCGTAAGTGAGTCACACAGAGCGAATGATTATGCCTATGTAATTATCGGAATCGAACATGATGACTTAGTGACTGCTATCAATGGCAAGACTAAAGCTGCTATTACAATTCAGACAGAACGTATGTTGTATTTAGACACTACGACAGAATATAACACCTCCTATAATGCATCACATGAATGTGGTTATATAAACAGTTCAAGTACAAATAGTGGTGGTTGGGAAGGCTGCGCAAGACGTGCATGGTGCAATAATGTGTACAAGAAATGTTTGCCTACTTATATTCAGAATATGATGAAGCAGGTCAAGAAGTTGACATCTGTGGGAAGTCGAAGTAGTACGATTAAAGTCTCAAATGACTATGCGTTTTTGCTTTCTGAAATTGAGATTTTTGGCAGTATAAAGTATTCTTTCGCAGGCGAGGGAGAACAGTATCAGTACTTTAAGAACGCAACTGCTAATAGATATAAGAAACCGTACTTTAGCAGTAATTTCGTGTCTGGCCGCTATTGGGAACGTTCGCCTTACTCCAGCAGCGGAAACAAATTCTGTCATGTGGACATGGGCGGGGAATCGTACTACAGCGACGTCAGCTACGCTCTTGGTGTTGCCCCCTGCTTATGTATCTAAAATCCTAGCAAAACCCATCTACCGCCGTAAGGCGGTTAAAAGGATTTGCGGTACTATTTTTAATCAAAGGAGATGATAATTGTGGATAAAAAAGAAATTGCAAATATCTACAAAGCCATCAATCGAGTTTCAAACAGACTGAATGAAATGTCTGAAAAACTTGACTTGGTGATGCAAATGCTTAATGCGGAATCTAATCGTAAAATTCTAATTAATGGTGATGGTATTGACGGTCTGGCTGAACTTGTATCAACGCATGATTCGGCACTTGATGAACTGGCTACTTTAGTTGCAGGCATTGGAGGTGGAAACAATGGTTAAATTTTTCGAAGAACGAGTAATCAATGGGCTGAAAAAATGGACAGATGTTCCTGAGCTGTGGAATGCAAAGGTGATTGAAAAGTTGAAAAAAGATGACTATGTGCTGAATGAGGATGGGACGGTAGAAAGAGCAGGTTCACTACAGTAAACGTTATGCACGCAGGAAAAATTTGAGAGGATTTTTGTATGACAAATAATCAAAAAGTAGTTCTCAGGAAAATTATTTATGCGGTCGAAACTGGCGAACAGGTTTACGGACAGCAGGATTATTCGGACTTCACGGAAGCCTACACCAATTCTTCTGAAGAACACGCAATCACAATCGGGGCGGGACAGTGGTACGGAATCGAAGCTAAAACACTTCTGGAACGAATTTACGATGCCGACCCTGAACAGTGGAAGAAGATAGACAAGGTCAGACTTTTGGAACAGGTCCAGACCGCAAACTGGGAATGTTTTAATATTTCCAGGGTATCACAGCTCGCAGACACTATAGTTGCTCTTATTTCGTCCGATTTAGGCGTTAAATGCCAAGATAGCCTTATGGATGAACAATTAGCCACCTATGCAGAAGAAGCCTTTAAACAGGGCGTTGCTGACGCCAGAGCACAAGCTATGTGTGTGAACTTTAGGCACCAAGGTGGACAAGGGGCAGTAACGAGGATTCTGGCAAAGGCCCAGAAACCATATACACTGGACAGTCTCTATGCAGCCTGCCAGACGGACACAGGGAATCAAGTCGGGGCATATAAGAGCAGACAGAGATTTGTTTATAATGCGCTGAAAACATATTTTCCAGAAAGTGAGGAAACAGGCATGAACGCAATTGATAAATTAATCCAAATCGCAAAGAATGAAATCGGATATCTTGAAAAGGCAAGTAATAGTCAGCTTGATAGTAAGACAGCAAATGCCGGAGAAAATAATTACACAAAATACTGGCGAGATATTAAGCCGGATTATCAAGGACAACCATGGTGTGCTGCATTCGTTTCGTGGTGTATGATGAAAGCATTCGGATTAGACACAGCAAAGAAACTTTTGAAGCACTGGCCATACGTTTACTGCCCGACAATGGCGGATTTGTTTACTTTGAACAGTAATCCAAAAGTCGGAGACATTGTTATTTTCTACAGAAACGGTACATTTACACACACCGGAATCGTAATAAAGGTATCAGGAGATCGGTTCTGGACAGTCGAAGGAAACACTTCTGGTGGCTCTACAATTATCGCAAATAGTGGTGGTGTATGTCAGAAAAGTTACTACAACAGCAACCTTCCCGGAACAAAATTCTGTACTCCAAATTACAGTTTAGTTAAAAATACAACGTCAGTTTCAGACTCAGATACAACCAAAAAGCAGAACACCAGAGCCTATATTGCACAGATCAAAAAGGACACAAAATGCTATACAAAATCAAACAAAAACAGCCCGTCAAAGCTGTTTCCAAAACTGAAAAAAGGTGCAGTTGTAGAGGTGATGAAGTACACAGAAACTGACAGTTCAGGGCTGAAATGGTATTTTATCCGCATCCCGCATCCGGCAGAAGGGTTTGTTTTTGAATTTGTTCCAAAAGGAGCATTCACCAGAATCACAGAAATTTCTAAATGATTTTCCCGGGGAATTACCCCGGGAGTTTTATCTTTAAACATATTTTGTATCATTTCGGAAGTTTTAGACTGTTATCGTTAGTCACACGTTAGTCACAAATAAAAATATTGTTTCCTAATATAATAGTGCCAAAAACACTGTATTTACAGGCATTTGCGCAAATTCTCAATTCCTATTTGCTGGTCACAAACAATAAAATTAGAATAATGAAAATGAAATGTGGGAAATCCTTGCAAAATCGCTGAAAACATTGATTTTAATAGGGTTTCCGGCATTTCGATAATAATATTTCGGTTGTTTTAGAAAGATTAAAATTGGTTCCGTTAGTCACAGTTAGTCACAAATGGAACTTTTATCTTTTCTATTTCTGTCCGAAGTTCTTCCAGTGTCCTGTGTCCATATACCGCATTTGTAACATCTCCACCAAAAGAGTGGCCGAGCATTCGTTTTCGGTCATTTTCCCGGACACCGTATTTTTCGCACAGTGCAGAAAAGGTGTGCCGGCAGTCATGCGGCGTGTGTTTCGGATTACCGACTATTCCTAAACGTTCCAGTGTAGGATAGAACAATGCTTTTCTGTGATGCTGCTGAGTATATACGCATAGTTTCCCATCTTGTGTCAACACTTTCTGCTCAACAAAATGATATACAGCAGGATGTATCGGAACAATTCTGTTTTTACCGGCTTTTGTTTTGATTCCACCTTGAAAGTATCTTTCTTCTAAGTCGGTTGTAAGTTTTAGCACTTCCCCGATTCTCCAGCCGGAGTAACACATAATAAGAATGAGCTGCACTTCTGGATCGTCGGTATTATTCCACAGTACTTGCATCTCCTGATCAGAAAATGGCGTTCCATGTTCGGTGTCGTTATCAGCGTTGACATGGACGTATAATGCCTTATTTTCCGTTACGATTTCTGAGTAGACTGCATATTTGTACATCTGCTTAAACAGAGTTAGGATAGCCATCTGGCTTTGCTTTTTCAGTGTACAATCATCAATAACTTTTTGCATATCAGGAGCCTTTAAATCTTCGAATATGCGATTGTGCAGAACAGTACAGTTTGTATAAGCTGTCCGGTATGCTTCTTTTGAACTGTACGACAGTTTTGTCCCCTCTGGGAACTTCCACGCATAAAACTGTTTATATACCTCTGAGAACGTCAATTTCTTGATTTCCGGGTGTTTATCCTCGACACACTTGATTGTATTGTAGTCGGCAATTAAGCGGCTTATAAGAGTATCTATGTCGGTTGTAGGAGATACCTCAAGAGTCCGCTCCATGCCGGGTTGATACGTGCCGGCTTTGTATGCTGTCAGGACAGTAAAGCCTTTTATCCAGTCATCCACATAGCAGATTGCCGGCGGACGTTTTAGTTTACCATTATCGCCCAGTGTAGCCGGTGGATGCACTGCGAAGCAGTTTCTCCGATTCTTGCCAAGATACCGGATAGAGCCGAAGTTATTCGGCAATTTTGGATATTTCTTTCTTTTCTTCGCCATTTTTATTCCTCTTTTCTTTATGTAGCTACTTTTAGGTATAAAAATAACAGCCGAACAAATTTTCTGTCTTGTTCGACTGCTCCGAAGATGATACAATATGTTTGCCAGAATATTACATTTCTTCGGAGATGTATAAACGCCGTCCCGGTACGCCAATACCGGGGCGGTTTTTTATTTAATTATGTGATTTCCAATTTACTCTCATTACAATTCCTGCAATCCAATAAATTCCACCAGTGAAGATTCCTAAAATAAAAATCCAGAACCAGCTTAGATACCATGGCATTTTCCGCTTTATATACGGTGTACCTGAACTCGCCGCTGAGGACGCAGAGGAAGATGCAGAATTATTAATGATGATGTCTCTGTTGTTAGAAGTCAACTGCTCTACTTGTTTTCCGCACTTAGGACACACTACACAGTCGTCGTCAATAAGTTCTCCGCAGTGCTTACAATATTTTTTCTTTTCATTCATGATAAACACCCTCCTGATATGTTTTCGCCACACTTCGCACTTTTTATGCGGATTATGTGTTTTGTACCGCTGATTTTGCAATATTATGTAAAGTACGGTTATTCGTGGTATTTTTATTTTATCATTTTAAGAGCATATTGTAAAGATTTAAGACGAAATAGAGTGATTTAGATGAAAAAGAAATGTTTTTTTTCTACAAAATAGTGAGAGTTCATGTGTATCATTGGCAGTTGCCAAGAGTCGGGATAGGTGGTATAATAGCAAAAAAGAACTAATGTTCGGTTCTATTTCCCACAAGCCGGACATATACTATAATGTAGGTGGTAGTTGTAACAGGGAGGGTTGTTTATGGATTATAAGAAGGAAAATGAGGGCAAGTTAAAATTTGTCTATACAATTCTTATCAAATATCTAAAATCAAAGAAGCAAGGGGATTAACCCTTGCTCTTTTTGTTTAGTGATGAAACTATTTGTTTTATTGCTTTCTTATCTTCTTTATCGAGTGCTTTGTATTCCTCGATAAAATCTAAGATGTCAGGTTCTGACATAAGATTTCCAATTATGATTGCATAATCGTCATCGCTTTTAGAACCCATGAGGTATGTCGGTGTTACTTCCAAAACGCCACATAGAAGCTCAATGGTGTCCATATCTGGTTTACACTTATCTTTTTCCCAGTCGCTAATTGAATTATGCTTTGCATTGATTTTTTCTGCAAGTTGCTTCTGAGTCAGCTTCTTTGCCGTTCTGGCTTGCTTGATTTTCTCGCCAAATGTCATTATCGGTTCCTCCTTTCATGATTAATAATAATATAGAAATTTCGAACTGTCAATAAAATAATTTCGATTTTCTCGAAATTTCTTCTTGACATTCGGATAGTTCGAAGTTATACTGTAATTGTTCGATGAGAACGAAATTCAAACAGAAAGGAGAAATGAGAATGTGCGTTGGTAAAAAAATTAAGTCATACCTTGAGAACAACGGCATAACACAGACATTTGTCGCCAATAAAACTGGCATTCCTGTTCAGAAACTCAATCTTTCTCTCAATGGAAATCGCAGATTAGATTTCGATGAATACGAATTAATTTGCGGGGCGTTATCTGTTGGGACTGACAAGTTTCTTGAACCGAAAATTCCAGAGCAGAAAGGAGAATAAATGGACGCATTACAATTTAATAAAGCCGTCAGTCAACACTGCAAAGAATCTGGTGGAGACTGTTGCAAATGTGACCTTCGGCTTTACTGTTATCTATCGCCAAGTGAGCGACCAGATGAGTTAGTGAGTCTGGTTATTGATTTTTTGCATAACCACATTGAAAACCATGGTCATTATACCCATCACAGTGCGGCTTCATTTCCGTGTATTGATGATATGGACATGAGCACCGCAGTAGGTGGCGACCGCTATCAGAAACCTCATACTCTTCATAAACAGTCACGTGTTTGTGAATCTTGTGGCAATGATACAGTCGTGTAATTGTTTCAACCATATAATTCCCCTTTCGTTATACTCGGCATGTCGGTGCCTGTAAATGCATTATAGGTAGAGGGGAAAGGAAATACAATAGGTTGAATAAAAATCGTATTAAGAGATAAAAGCAAAGTAAGGAGGTAAAAAATATGAAACGCCATCCGATTATGGAATATGTGATTCCAGCAATTGTAGCAAGTGTGGCAACAGTTTTAATCCGTTTAGCGCTAGGGTGGTAAGAATCGAAACAATAAATCGGTTGAGATACACAATATCACCTCCCATCCACTGGGAGTATATCACAAGAAAGGAGACTTATGAACGAATTACAGATTTTTAATTCAGGAGAGTTCGGAGAAATTCGAACAATAGAAATTGACGGGAAACCGTATTTTGTTGGAGCTGACGTTGCGAAAGCACTTGGTTACAAGGACACGGTTAATGCACTTAAACAGCATTGCCGTGGGGTGGTAAAACACCACCTCACAGATTCTCTCGGCAGGAATCAGGAAGCAAGTTTCATAACAGAGGGAGATTTGTACCGCTTGATTATGAAATCGAAACTTCCATCAGCAGAGAAATTCGAAGCGTGGGTTATGGATGAAGTTCTTCCAACAATTCGAAAGGCAGGTTCATACCGGAAACCACTGACGACAGTTGAACAAATACAGGTTATTGCGACAGGATTCTTAGATCACGAAGAACGGCTTAACAGACTTGAAAACACCATGACTATTGACTATGCACAGCAGGAAGCTATTAGGGACTTAGTGTCAAGTGTCGTAATTGCTCACCTTGGTGGGAAAGAATCAAATGCTTACAAGGAAATTGGCAAGAAAGTATTCGCTGAATGCAACAGGGATATAAAGACTTACTTCACAGTAAATGCCCGCAATAACATTCCTAAGCTGAGATTTGAAGAATCTATGGAATATGTCAGAAATTGGCATCCATGCACCAATACAGTAATGATGATACGTGACTGTAACGCTCAAATGAGTATCAGTTAGAAAAGAGGTTTATATGAGTGCAGTTGATAATTACGTAGAACAGAATGCACAGATTCATCAGTTCGCCGCGGAGGTTGCGAGAATTATATCAGGCATTCCACAGATGCCAGAGTTCTCGTCAGAGAATATGACCGTAGCCGACGCGAGTCAACTGATTGGACTCCCCATTACAGCAATCCGGGCGGGAATTGTATACGGATGGTTACCGATTGGCGTAGCTGTGCAGAATAACAAGCCAGCAAGAAGCCTTTCCGGTGGCCGAATCACATACATCATAAGCCCTAGGAAAGTCTATGAAGTAACTGGTCATGTCTGGAAAGGCAAGGCTGCTCTTAATAAGTGAGTGCCCCGGAGGGAGCTTGTACCTCCGCCCCGGAGCTTTGCACCACTAAAATGCCTTAGTGGATAGATACATTATAGTTCTCTATCTGCTAATTGTAAAGACAAATAAGAAAAAATAAGGAGAAATTAGCTAGATATGAGTGAAATTAAAAACGAAAGCCAGCTTACATGGGCTGACATCGAAGTAGCACTTGCGACTGAAATTGTCGAAGAAAGCAAGAAAAAGTCAAAAAGATGGTTCACGGCATGGATTGTGACAGTCGCCGCACTGGTGGCAAGCAACCTTGCGTGGATTGTGGGAGAAATGAAATGAAAGAGTATATGCTAATTGCTGTTTGTATGCTTGCCGGGAAATATGTGAATATACCTATCTGGTTGAATATTTTTTTCGGTATCTCGGCAGCATGGGCGGTGCGCCAGATGAAAGCAGACTGTCAGTAGGAAATAAGGAGGATAAGAAGATGTTCGAGAAAGAGATTGATGAAATATATGGATTATGCAAAAGAGTTGTGAACGAAGTTCCGACAGCAAATATCACCTTTGATTTCTCAGGCTACGGCTTAGATGTAAGAGGGCTTAAAAGAAAAGAAGACGTCAGACTTCCTAAAGGCGTGTTTAAGTGGGATTTGTACCAAAACGTATCTTTTAACCCATTTTATGAGAAAGAAAGTCGCGAAAGCCTCAAAGTAATCAAAGCATTCTTACTGGAACTTCTGATAGATGGGAAGTGTCCAAATGAGTAAACAGATAGCAATTATGAAACTTCTTCCCAGTCTGGAGATAGCAGGATGTATTAATGAACTACTCAGAGAACTTCAGTCCAGAGGGGATTACGTTCTGGATTATGAGAACTGTGACATGTCTCTGGATCATGTGGAATACCACAAAGCCGAAGATATCGATGGAGAGAAGTTCGGAGATGTATCAGATAACCTGTATTGCTTTTTCAAGGCGGTGTGAACATGGACGAGAGGATTAATGAGGTCCTGAGACTGATTGATATACAGCTTGCCACAGTCCCAGATAACCCCATTGAAGAATCATACAAGGCAAGAACATTGGCGAGCTACGTACAGGCTCTAAATGGGATTTTAACGGCTCAGAAATCATATAAGGAGGAAAGTATCAGTGAGTGAATTTGAAATCCGTATTCCGGCGAGAAAGAAACAACCGGCAACTGATAAGGATAACCCTGTCGTGAAAGTTTCAACAGACGCTTACAATGCACTGGTTGAAATTTATAACGAATCAACCTTATCAATGAAAGATATTGCAAGTTTGCTGATTATCGAGGGCAGTAAACATGTAGTTTATGACAAGGAGGAATAGCAATGGCAACACCCGTATTAATTATTGGAAAATCTGGTTCTGGCAAGAGTACCAGTCTTAGGAACTGCCAGAATGAACACTGGAATCTTATTAGAGTATTGAATAAACCGCTTCCGTTTAAAGGAAAGATTGACGGATGGTTTACAGATGATTACCAGCAGGTAATGAAGTGCCTGATCGCATCAAAAGCAGAGTCTATCGTAATTGATGATGCAGGGTATCTTATCACGAATCATTTTATGAAGGGACACGCTTCTGCCGGAAAAGGCAATGCAGTGTTCGCTCTGTACAATGATATTGGAGACTATTTCTGGAATCTTATCCAGTTCATTGTAACAAAAGTACCGCAGAATAAAATTGTTTACCTTATGATGCATGAGGAAAAAGATGACTCCGGGGAAGTAAAGCCTAAGACAATTGGTAAGCTTCTGGACGAAAAAGTTTGCATCGAGGGCATGTTTACCATCGTTCTTCGATGCATCGAAGAGAGTGGAAAGCACTTATTTGTCACTCAGTCCAGTCAGGGAGCGGTAAGTAAGTCCCCGATCGGGATGTTTGACAGTTTAACTATTGATAACGACCTTGCAGAAGTTGACAAGGTTATTAGAGATTACTACGAATTAGGAAAAGGAGAGAATAAAGATGAATAAACCAACAGCGTATGATACTACACAGGCAGCAGGAGAATTTGAACCAATTAAGCTTGGTGGTCATAAGATGGTAATTAAGCAGATATCAGAGAAAAAAACACAGGGTGGACTCGATATGCTCGTTATCTTGTTTGATTTCGCAGAAGGAGACGAACAGGCCGGCTATTTCATGAAACAGTTTGAGAACGATATCCGTCCAGACAAGAAATATCCGAATGCAGGTACTAATTACATGGTTATTGATGAGGGTGTAGATTATGGTGTCCGTAACCTTAAAACATTTATCACATGCGTAGAAAAATCAAATCCGGGATTTGCCGTTAAGTGGGGCGATAACTTCGGGCAGCAGTTTAAAGGAAAGCTGATCGGTGGAATCTTCCGTCTTGAAAAAGACTGGTACGATAACAAAGAAGTAAAACGTCACAAGCTTGCATGGTTCCGAAGTATTGAGGGAATTAAGGATGCAGATATCCCAGAAGAGCGTACCACAAAAGCCTATGACGATCATCTGAAAGAAGAAGCTATCATGGGAGCAAATCCGTCAGGTACGGACTTCATGAGTATTCCAGACAGCGTGGCAGATGATGTCCTTCCGTTCAATTAAAAGGATGTGTTTTTAATGGTTATACAAGCGGACACAAGAGAACACAAAAAGGAATGGGAACGGATTCAAAAACAGTTTGATGACATTGGAGTACAGTATTTCAGATCAAAGTTATATTGTGGAGATTATCAGTCGCTTGACAACGCAAAGCTCTGTATTGACCGTAAGAAGGATTTACAAGAGCTTTGTGGAAATGTCTGCCAGCAACACGAAAGATTCAAGGCAGAACTTATCAGGGCACGTGAAGCCGGTATTCAGCTGATTATCCTATGTGAACATGGACCAGATATTAAATCAGTTGGCGATGTGTATTTTTGGGAGAACCCAAGGAAACACAAAGTTATCTGGAGGACGATAAACGGCAAAAAAGTAAAGACTGTAATCTCTGACAAGGCTGTTGATGGCTGCCAGTTGTATAAATCTCTCTGCACAATCAGAAATAGATACGGAGTCCGATTTGAATTCTGCACGAAAGAAGAAACTGGGTGGCGGATCGTGGAGCTGCTGTCATGACTAAGGGAGAAATCAAACAGTCAGTAAAAATGCCAGAAATTCTCTCCAGGTACGGGCTAAGGCCGAATAGAGCAGGATTTATATGTTGCCCTTTTCACAAGGAAAAGTCAGCATCCTGCAAAATCTACGATGATTCCTTTTACTGTTTCGGCTGTGGAACTGGCGGTGATGTGTTTGATTTTGTGATGCAATACGAATCCGTCCCTTTTAGTACGGCGTTTATTGAGCTGGGTGGCACTTATATATCAAAAAAAGGTAAAAGCCGCAACCAGATCAGACATGAAATGCGAGATATTAAATCAAAAAAACACAACCCTGTTCAGGATCCTAATGAGATTGAGCAGGTAGAAAAGAACATACTTATGTACGAAACAGCACTAAAAACGTTCCCTCCTGATTCAGAAGAGTGGTATATGTGCCAGTTTAATCTTGAGAAAGAAAAAAGCAGATACGAAATGTTATCAGCTAAGTCAGGAGGTGAGAAAAATTCTTGAAAATATTGAAAACTTACAGGCACAAGACTTTATGGAAAAGCAGTTGTATGAAGAGCTTTTTTCAGTAAAAAGTAAAATTGACCGCTCAGAAATCAAGTTTAAGCTGATGGACCGGGCAAAAAGTGTGAAAGCGAAGCATATAGCAGAAGAGTTCATAAAGGAATTCCAGAAAGCAGAACAGGAAAAGGAAAAAGAAGAAAAAGTAAATCGTTCTATGCAGTTAGTTGAAAACATCACAAACTTTTATCCTGATTCTGTTGATAAGGAATATCCTAACATGGCTTGTGGTAGCTGGATAGCTACAGAGAACGGAATATTTTCCTCTGAAACATCTAAGGCAAGAGAACTTGTATGTCACCACCCGATCATGCCGATACGTCGTCTAAAAAACATCGAGACAGGAGAGGAACAGATCACGGTGGCTTTTAAAAGGGATGGATATTGGACAGAAATAACTGTTCCAAAAATTGACATTGTGACTTCCAGGGCAATAACTAATCTTGCAAGGTTCGGGGTGCAGGTCAACTCAGAGAATGCAAGGCTTCTCGTAAAGTATCTGGCGGATGTTGAAATGTACAATGCCGATATGATCGACATACAGCACTCTACAAGCAAACTGGGGTGGCATGGTAATACATTTGTCCCTTACGACCTTTCAATCGTTTTTGACGGTGAATACCGCTTTAAAACGCTATTCCAAAGTATACAGGAAAGTGGAGACTACTTCAAGTGGGTGACTCTGGCTAAGCAGCTACGATCATGCGGACGATTGGAACCGCGAATAGCACTGGCAGCATCTTTTGCGAGTGTTCTTATGCAGCCGCTTGATGCGCTACCGTTCATCGTAGATTTCTATGGGCAGACAGGAGGCGGAAAGACGGTAACAATCAATATAGCGGCATCGGTTTGGGGGAATCCGGCACCGGGAGCCTACGTTGGGAATTTTCGTTCAACAGATACATCATTGGAGACAAGGGCAGATATGCTCAATAACTTTCCGATGATTCTGGACGACTCGAAGAATGCTTCTCAGTATATCCGGGATAACTACGAAACATTGATTTACAATCTCTGTTCTGGCAAAGGAAAAGCACGTTCAAATAAGGACCTCGGAGCAGCTAAGGAAAATACATGGAGTAATGTGACTATTTGCAACGGTGAGAACCCTATTTCGGAATTTGCAGATTCCGGCGGAGCTATCAACAGAATTATTGAAATTGAATGTTGTGAGGATATTTACGAGAATCCAGCAGAGATTAACGGCATTGTCGTGAAGAACTACGGCTTTGCTGGAAGAGTGTTCGTTGGAAATCTCAAACAGTTCACATCGGATGATCTGAAAGAAATGAAAGCCGAAATTGAGAAAGGTTTTGACGGATATGACTTTCCAGCAAAGCAGGTAATGGCAATATCTACACTTCTGCTGGCTGACAAATTAGCTACAGATTTCATATTTAAGGATGGACGTGAGCTGACGGTCGAGGACGTTGTAGACATACCTACACGCAAGAAAGATGTATCAGAAGGTCAGAGATGCTATGAATTCATTCTTGAAAGTCTCTCAGTGTACGGACAGCACTTTGATGCGCAATTTAGCTGTGATCAGTGGGGATTCAAGGAAACGCCAGATGAATATGGAGATGTATATGTATATTTTTATCCGAAACCTCTTGAAAACCTTTTGAAGAACAATGGATTCTCCAGAAAAGCCTTTTCGGCCTGGGCGATTAATCGAGAGTTAATCAAGCACACAGGAAAAAGAGATACGGTACTAAAAAGAGACGGTGGAAGTGTAATGAGGCTTATTGCGGTAAAGATTGTTGATATAAAAAGTCTTGAAAACGAGCAAGAAAATGAGGTTATTGAAACTGGTTTTCTGCCAGCTGATGCCGAAACAAATGTTCCGTTTTCGTAATTTGTAACCATGTAACCGTTGTAACACGAAAAAAAACATCCTATAGGAGAAAGTTTGAGAGTGTATAAAAAACATATACTCTAGTGATTCTCCTATATAAAAACCTTGGTTACATTGGTTACACGGTTACACACCTCTGAAGCCCACATAAAATAAGGGTTTGTGGCGTAACCAGTGGATTAAAAAAGCCGGTTACACACGGGTTACAAAATTAAAAAGTATATGCAATTAGATTTATTATAACAAAATTAACTGAATATTGCAAAAATATTCAGTTAACATAATTATTACAAGGAGTGGTTACAAAATGAAAAAAGACGATCTCAATAAAAAGCAAAGATATGCATTAGATACAATGCTGTCTGGCAGTAATGTTTTTCTGACAGGTGACGCAGGAACAGGCAAGACAACGGTTATCCAAACGTTCATCGATGAGGCGGAAAAAGCTGGTAAAAATATTCTGGTATCCGCCACTACTGGAATTGCAGCGGATAATATCGGATATGGGGCAACTACCGTACACCGAGCATTGAATATTTCAATTAAATTTGAGGACTATAAGAAAAAGGTGAAATCCAGAGCTGAACTTCTGAAAGAAGCAGATGTTCTTATCATTGATGAAATCAGCATGTGCCGGTTCGATTTGTTCAATATGATTGCAAAGACGATCATCACGGAGAATGAAGAGAGAGCAGTTGACAGACTTCTGATCGGAGAGGACAAAGAAGACATTCAGTTAATCGTGATAGGTGATTTCTACCAGCTTCCGCCAGTTATTACGACAGACGATCGAAAAATTCTCTGTCGGATGTATGGATCTGATTATGGAAAGGGTGGAAAGTATGAACATGGATATGCTTTCATGTCTGAATACTGGAAAGAAATGGGATTTGAATATATCAAACTTGATGAGGTATGCAGGCAGAATGATGAGGGATTTAAGTATGTGCTGAATGATATTAAATATGGCAACAATATTAGAAAATCCATTGCATATCTGGAGAACAACGAATCAGACAAAGTTATACCGGAAGCGCCGTTCTTGGTTGGCACTAATGCAGAAGCTGACAGAATTAACAATACTTTCCTTGGCAAGTTGGATAAAAAGACCGAAAAAGTGTTTCATGCAGCAGTTGACGGCGAGCTAACATCTGCCGATATTAAGAACATTGCATTTGCCAGAGAGGACTTAATTCTTAACATCGGTGCAAAAGTGATGATTACAGTCAATGATTTGTCTGGAAACTACGTTAATGGAACGATTGGCATCATTCAGAAAATTGTGGAAAACGGAGAATTTGAAGAATCTTATCTGGTTATCAAAACTGATAAGGGCAAAACAGTTAGCTTATATAGATACAATAAAGACATTGAGAAACAGGTTATTGAGGAATCCGAACAAGAAAAGGATGGTCGGAAGATCGTGAAAGAGAAGATTGTCCGTAAGAAAGTAGGCTCTTTCTCTCAGTTCCCGGTAAAACTTGCCTGGGCAATCAGCATTCATAAATCACAGGGACAGACATTTGAAAAAATCAACATTGACCCTTGCTGTTGGGATCCTGGACAGTTCTATGTGGCTGTTTCCCGGGCTAAATCAGCTAACGGCATACATTTTATCAGACCGATAAAACAGAGCTATATAAAGGCGTTTAGCAAGGATAACGAGCGACTTCTTGAACAGAGTTTTGAGGTAGAAGAAGGTGCGTAAGTATGAGAGTGACGCATGAGCAGATACCGAACACCATAAAGTTTTTACAGATTGACTTTCCGGCACGCGCAAGCTCTCGAAGATGGGCAGCCTCTTCTTGCTTCCAAGATGAGCAGTTGTTTGCGGTTCACATAGGTGGATCGC